GACTTAATCTGCTTTAAACCTATAAGACTTTGCGGCATTTTTATTAATTACACCTTTTTATATCATTATAGGCGAAAAAGTAGATACTTCTTTAATTTTTGAAGAAGCTTCAATCTCAAAATAGAATTTTGTCGCCCAATTTGCCAACATTAAAGTTGTATAATTATCTTTTCTAGCTCTATTAGGCGACATATCTCTTTTTAGATGTTGCGGCAAATCAAAAGATTGAGATCCTTTCGCTGAAGACTTTACTTCTATTAAAGCGCATTGCTTTTTCGTCTGATATATAATATTATCTTGGAATTCTATGAAATCTAAAATAGATTCATGACCAACAATGTCTAAATTAACATGATGAGAACTTTCTATATCAAAAGCTTCGTTATTTGCTGACGTTCTAGAAGCAAACCATACTTTTCTATGATCTATGCAAGCTTGTAAATAATTATTAGCTTTGCGAATAAAATCAGTTGTAAAATTTTGTTTAAAACAAATCGCGCCCTTTTCAATATTATATTCTCTTGCGGCTTTGCGCGTCATATTTATATATTCATTTCCTTCAAGAGTTGTATCAGTTTCAAAAAATCCTAAATTGATATTTGATTTTTTAAATAATTCACTTTCTCTTGCGCTATCAATAAATTGATAACCAGCATTATCAATACATATCATTACAATCTTAAAATTAGTCATCAAATAATGCAGATAATTAATATGGGATTTTAAATTTCCTCCAGCAATTGCATATCCATGAACTAAAGTTCCTTGTTTGCGTTCTTCATCTAATTCAAAAACTGACATGGCAAAATAGTCTGAAGATGGGCTATTAGAAAAGCTTGGATCGATTGCTAATATATATTTAACATTAGATTTTCCTTTAATTAATGTATATGGAGCTTCACCATCAGGAATTGTGCATTCATGCATTTTCTTCGCGCTAAAATATCCATCACTACCATCTGTAAATTGAGCGCAATATTCTCTTAAAAATGAACTATGAGATGTGCCGCCATTTTGAGCCTCTTCAATAACTGTATTATCAATCATGTGCGCTGGCAAAGCTTCGTAACTCATTTGAGTTATGAAATAAGTAGCATCGCCAGTTTCATTAGAATAAATTTTATCATTCCATTCTTTATAAGTTTTATACAAATTTTCAAACGTGAAAGAAGCTGAAGAAAGAGCAATCATTTTCGAGGTATTTGGAAATACCATCTTTTCTTCTTCTTTCATATATCCGTCTTTAATCAATTTATCTTCAATTTCTCGTATTTCCATACGCTCTTTCATATTCTGAGGAGCAACAAGGAATGGCATTAAAACTGTTTTAATAATATCTTCTGGAAGTAGTAGATATTCATCTAATAAAAGGATATTGGCGCGAAAACCACGAATCTTTTCTCCGTTGAGAGGAATAGCAGTAATAGAACCTCCATTAATTTGCCATTCATATTGATCGTTTCGTTTGGCTTTCACGCCAAAAGCTTGTTGAAGAAGTTCGCCGCCTTTTGAATCGACAATCTTCTCTAAATAATTAAAAATAAAACGCGCAGTTCTAAAAGTTGGTCCAGCAATTAGAATTTTAGTATTTGGCTCAAATACGCATTGCAAAAAACAAAACACGCTGCCGAGGAATGTTTTACCGCAACCACGACCAAGAACATTCATGCAAAAATTACGATTCATCATACCTTTAAGAATCATTTCTTGGTATGGAGCTAATTTTATTCCTGATAACAATTCAGTTGTAAATCCAATATTATTTCTTAAAAATTTTGCAAGAGTAATACGAGCTTCTTTGTCATCAAGTTCTCCTTTAAGAAGCTTGTATTCTTCATTTAAATCAGGAAATTCTGCTTTATATTTATCAGGACAGTAAATCATAACTTCTCTATATCATATAATAGTTGAAGATCGTAATTTAATGATACGTCTTTATTAATAAATATCTTTTCTATTACTCTAGCGCATTCATCTCGTCCATCAACAAATAAAAATTGCACATTTTTATATGTAGTCATTAATGTCCGAACTTTATGAAATATAAAATCAGGATTAACTTTAGTATTTCTAGCGATATATGGAAGATAATTAAATCTTAAACATGTCGCCAAATCATTCTCAACTACCACAACAATAGAACTATTATTCTCTGCGGCTCTTTCTATCTCTCTGCAAAATCTGTCATATCCTGCCGCCAAAGTTCCAATAAAATCTTTTAACGACTTTCTTTCTATAAAAGTATTTCCAGAAATCTCTAAATTTCCAAAACAATAATCTCCAAAATCAAGTTTCTTTACTTGAGTCAATCTAGAAAATTTCAAAGGCTTTTGCTCTCTTGTATCTACATAAATACAATAGTCATCTTTAATTGAATCCGCTAATTTTAGATTTTTTGGATTTAGAAATTTCTTTTCAAAACCATTGTTATCACAGTAATCATAATAATCACCAATAACAGTTTCTAAAAAGTTAATACTAGGAATTCCAGAAGACTTTAATTCTACTTGAGAAAATGGATATATAGACTTCTTTTTTTCTTGACGTTTTTGCAATAATGCTTTGCAATAATCTCCAACTATTTTAGGATCTGAAGACTTTGCCCATTTCTTAAAGTTTATTTTCGAATTAAAATCAGATTCAAAATATTGTTCTTTATTTTTAAAATCAATAATTTCACCAGTCAATAAATCCTTACGGGGATAATAATGCTGATAATAATCTGAGATCGAAATTTTATGAGATTTTAAATGAGCGTGAAGACTTTTATCATTATCAAAATCTTTGGCGCAGAATTTACAATTAACCATTCAATATCTCCTGTTTAGAAATACCTAATATGCGGCACTTCAATTCATCCATGCCTTCTAACTTTGTAATTTCTTCGTCTAAACTCTTTTTTCTCATTTCTGCCAATTTAATCATCTTTATTCTAGATTCTTCTTCTTTCCAAGCTTGAATTAAATTAACAATACTAGCATTTTGCTTGATTTGATTTCCTAATCTATCAGAACGCTTAGTTTTTAAATCATTAACAAGTTTTTGTTGACGACTAACGCATTGGTTATATTCTTGCTGCGCTGTATTTATAGATTCTACAAGACCCATTGAAATTCTTGCGTCATTATCTGCGGCTCCTTCCAATAATCTCTGTAATTTTTCTACTCTTCGTTGAATGCTGGAAGCAATAACAACTTCAGAAGACAAAATAATATATTGATCAACTTCTTCTTCTGTTAAATCATTTTTATCATATGTATAACGCACAAAAGAACTTTCGAAAAGATCTCTGTCTACAGTACTATCATAAGAATTAATTTGATGCACGAATCTATAAGTATTTATATACTTTAATAAACATTCTAAGTCTTTTTTATGTCTAGAATTTAAAGTTTCGCGCTTTAAATTTATATCATATACATATTTATTAACTTTATTTATCGCTTTATCTAAAGAGCGAGGAGACACATAATCTTCTTGAACAATTTCTTCTTGTTCTTTATAAATATCTTCAGGAAGAATATTTTCAGAAATAAATTTAGCAATAATTCTTGTTTCATTGTTTAAATTTGACAATGTAGGATTATCAAATATAATTCGCGCGATTTCTAACGCCTTCATTGTTTTGGCGTTATTCAAAATAAACTGTTTATTTTCGTCTGTTAAATCGGGCGCTTTTTTTGACTTATATTCATGAGTTCCTCTAGCTTTTAAACTTCTCTTTGCTAGAAACGCTTGAACATATTTACCTTCTTTTGATCTACCATCTAAATCAGGATTATCAGGATATACTAATCTGATTAATTCCATTAAAGAAGGAGGATCGTCTGGACGACTGTTCCATTCATTAACTATTTTATTTTGTTGTTCTTCAGTTAACATATTAATAAATGTCTATTCCGCCATTTTGAATATTTGTTTTTATCTTTTTTATGATAGATTTTTGCATATTCTTTATCTGTTTATATCCAGGATTTCTATTTTCTTCTGTACTTCTATAACCCATCTTTTTTGCCGCTTGTTTTTCCGTCATTTTTTTTATATACAACATTTCATATAATTTCCACTCTAACGGCTTCAAAATCTTTTTCATTTTATCATCTAAATTAGATTTAAATTTATCTATATCAATTGAATCGCTATAACTTGTATCAACACAATTTTCTAAAGATTCAAAAGATACAGGCATATTTAAATTATAAGCATGTTTCTTATTTTTCTCCCATTCTTTATATAATGGGCAATTTGAACATTGTTTTCCAAACTTCTTGCATCCTTCATCTGGCTCTGCTTCTGGACATTGGGCGCAAGGTTT